CCACTACTTACTGTTACGGCATCAAACTCACAATCTCCTGTAAGTGTTATTGTCACACCGCCACCGCCAGTTGTTATGTCTCCTTGAAAGTCACAATTCTCAAGCCTTACTAAACCACCCGAAACATCATCCCAATCTATGTTAGTTCCAGTAATGATTGCAGGAAATAAACTATTAACGCCTCTGATTTTTACAAAATTACTTGTGTTAGAATCCCATTCTACTCCATAGCTTGACATTGTTGTTGTATCTATTGTTCCTTGAGATGTTGCAGTTCCCATTGTTAATGTCACTGTATTACTACTTGCTTTTAATCTCCATTGATTGTTACCATCTAATTGATTTTCAATAGTAGTATCATTCATTAAATCTATTGTTTTAATGTTTGAACCATCCCACGACATATTGTAAAATGTTAGACTTGTTCCTGTAACTTGCAGATGCTCGGTAAAGCGAAATTTACCATTGTTATGTGTTAATGCACCGTTACTTGCCATATTACCTCCAACATCTAAATTACCTCTTGGTGCTGACAAAGTTCCGTTAGCTGCTATCGTAAGTGAACCGTCAAGGTCAAGAGTGCCGTTCTGCCATCCGCTACCTCCTCCACCTCCAACATTACCTGTTGTTGTAACAAAACTATCAAGCGAACCATTTGCAGTTGTTCCTGTTCCTGAATCTACAGCAGTGGTAGTTGCTGTGCCTTGAATACTATCATCTAATTTCCAATTATGTTCTGGAGTTTGTGGATATGTATTTGAATACAAAGATGCAACTTGTTCAGCACTCAATTCATAACCATAACTTCTACAATCTCTTAAATCGCCGTCAAAAAAATCTGCTGGACTACTACTTTGATTTGCACCTAATAACAGATTTGATGTGCTGTTATCTATTGCATCCTCAATAGTTACAGAAGCAGTGCCGTCTAAAACTCCATTAACATATATTTTTTGACCATTTGTTGTGCTAAATGTGCCACATAGATGAACCCACTGGTCAGCAGAAATTGATGTTGCACCTATTGCTCTATGTGCACTGTTAAAATTGCTTTTATCATTTTGAACATTCCATACAGCAATTCCATCATCTATGTAAAGTTGAAATTCTCTATCGCCTGCTGATGTGTCATATTTTGTTGCTAAATATTTATTTCCAGAAATACCATCTGGTCTTGCCCATAATGCAAATGTTCCTTCTGTAGCTCCGTCAAATAAATCAAAATCAGCAACAATTACATTATCATTAGTGCCATCAAAAGCAAGTGATGTCAAAGCCTTACCCTCTACCTTTCCTTGTGTTACTGTAAACGTTCCATCTGTCGTTGTACTATTATCATATACATCTACACTAAACTTGTCGTAAGTAACTGTAGGTGTGCCTAATGCAGTCATATTGTTAGAGTTACTAGAATTATCTGTAACGTCTATTGTAGTGCCAACTATAGGCCAGTATCCTACAGGTGCAGTAGAAGAAATCAAAGTAGGATCCTTATTTATTTTAGACGCTGCAATCTTTATCTCTGCTTCACTTAATGCTGTAGAGTATATTTTACAGTCTGCTATTTTACCTGCGTAACTTTCAGCAGTAGTAGACACTCTACGAGCTATACTCCAAGCGTCAGTTGCAGAACTTAAAGCTTTTAAATTTTGACTTACTGATACAGACGCTTTTTGAACACCATTAAGAAACAGTTTGTCTATACCGCCACTACCATCGTAAACGGCTGCTATGTGAAACCAGTCATTATTATTTATTTCATTAGTTAATGCTTTTCCAGATTTTATAATTTTTTTTCGAAAATATATATTAATTTTT